CTAGAAAGGCCCCTGACCTTGTTTTTTTAAATCTTTTCTAAGATCGTGTCGCATTTCTCCTGCAATCTCACCAATCCAGGCCAAAGCGATTGTTTTCTCGCGCTGGTCACTTTCGTACACATGGGCAATTTTGGCCAATAACTCAATACGCTCCAGCTGTGCCGACGCTTCCAAAAGATCCATTTAGCCCCCACAAATAATATGTAACTGTATATACATACAGTACACCGTAAAGCACAAATTGTGAAATGTATTTTCCTGCCATCTACTGACAAATGAACGTGTTACACAGATTTATACCGCTACAACCACCCCAGCCACAGCTCGTGCATTGGCTCGCTTCGTGTCTCTTGCAACCGGCCATTACGGTAAATCAATGCCACCTGGCCAAATCTCAAACCACAGCCTCGCATGAGTATGGCTATTTCGTCGTCAGAACCGTCAAAACCCCGGCTGCGCAATTCCAGTTTTAACCGTCTGCGGGTTCCACCCTCCGTACAGTTATTGACAGAACTCCAAGGGGCGGCGCTGCCGCCAGAAAAACCAGCCTCCGCTGACGCTTCGGCCAACTTCGCCACCTTCTGCCACTTCACCAGACGTGTACAAACCTCTGAATCTGGAACTAAGGGAGAATAGACACCCTGAACGCGCTGCACGTCCTCCGCGTACTCGTTACCCTGTTCTGTGATTTCATAGGCCAGACGAACAACCAGATCACGACGGGCAACCAGTGCGCCACCCTGCGCCTGGGTATACGCTGCCCAGTCTCCAACATCAGCAGCGGCCAGCACTGCATCCATTTTGCGATCGGTCAGCACCTGATCACGCAACCGGCGCAGCTCACGCCAGACAGTCACCGGCGCACCGCCAATCTGTTGAAACTGGCGGATACGCCAGCGTGAAGCCCAGGCAGAAACGGATTTGGCCATATCGCGCATGTTCTCCCCGGTTTCGTCGTCCTGTTCACCATCCAGTGCAAATCCATCAATGTTTTTGGAAATGTACTTGGCGATGTAACCCGTTGCCGAACCTTTGGCGGGATCGATAGCCTCAACATGAAAACGTGCCTTAAGCGCCTTTTCTGTTTTCAGTTCTTCAGAGTCGGTAATTCTGGCGTGATAGCAAAGGATATCGCGCACGGTGTCCACATCGTGCGGGCGCATAAACAGCAACATATGCCAATGCGGTGTCCCGTCATGATGAGGCTCAACCACGCGAAAACCAAAAACATGAATACCGGCACGGGAGATCGCTGCGCGGGCTTTCGCCCATACACCACATAAATAACGCTGGGTATCCTGCGGTGTACATCCATCCCATTGCGAAACAAAACCACCTTTACTGTGTACCGCATGAAAGCGTGATGGCGCGGTGATGGTGTAAAACTCACCGGCCAGCCCTTCTTCATTGGCCATATCTTCAAATCCTCTCATTCTTACCATTAGCTCACAGCGACGGATCGCCGGATTTGCAACGCTGCGATGCACCATACTGTCCAGTGAAATGCGCAGCCCCTCATCATTCAGCAGATCAAACTTTTTAAAGAACTCCAGATTCCGCTTTTTCTGGTCAACCCATTCACCCAGGGTTTTGCGGGATACATACGCAGTGGCGGCTTTCTGAACCTGCCCCACGGCTATAGCCATATGTTCACGCTGCACATCACGCGCACGCTTCAGACGCAGCACCCACCATTCCAGCGCCATCATGCGAAGAATCCCGGATTCAGCCTTGCGTGTTTCCAGCTGGCCGCCATTGGCTTCATGTTCAGCCCAATAAGGCGGCTGGTTATTTAGCATCAGGGAACAGGCGCACAGATGGCGGTAAGACTCCAGCGTACGGCGGCGCAACTCTGCGGCATCTTCGGTGCTGCCAACAAACTGATCGGTGAAGTCATACAATGACTGGGAGATCCAGCCAGAAATCTGTCCAGCCAGTTTTTTAAGGTCGGGACGGTCAAGTGACGGCAGTCGCTCCAGCGACTTACCAAAGGGAAGATCAAGTGCATCAGCGGCCAGCGTGTAACGTGCGGCCACCTTACGCAGACGTGGCAATACACTCCCACCGATAGTCTGGCGCAGGAATGTATTGGCACGGCAACGCCCGTCACGACCAGCAAACAGTCTTTCGTAACGATTGCCAAAATACCCGGCTAACCAGTCGGGTATCTCATGCAGGTACTGGGAACGCCATTCGTAATCCTCTGGGTTAACAGCCCACAGGCGGCGTTCTGTGATCGTCGCATCTGACGGGCTACCAGGCGCAAAGGTTTCACGCCGCCAGGCATTGACGGCGTGGTGTTGGCTAGGTTCCAGCATATCAATCACGGTTAACCCACTTTTACCGAGTTATCACTGCCATACGGCACCGCCTTTACTGCAAATAGCTGCGGCTTCTTCGCGGATTAACTCAACGATTTCCGCTGCGCTTAAACCTTCATTGGCTGCATGAGTAGCCAGCTTATCCAGACGGGTGGAACACAGATCAGCAGTTGCGGCTTTACCTTCCTGCGTGGCTTTGGTGAGCATGGCCAGCAGGTCGGTGCCTGATTTTGTTGCGGGTAAATCCTGACGTGTCATGTGCATTTTGGTTTCCTCAAGGCAAAAGAATTCCCGGCCACTTGAATCGTGGACAAAAAATTCAGGCAGTTAATTAGTGAAAAGTGGGTTGTACTGTGGCGGCTGAGTAGTTCGGTGCCGGAATCAGGTGCAGCTCATAGGTTATCCGCCACCACTCCTGGATCAGCGCTTTTATCTCGCCAACTCCCAACGCCCCGGCTGTATAGAAAATTGCACGAATCCCCGCCAGCGCTTCTATCTGGGCTTCTTTGCTTTTCGCTTCGCGATATACGCAGCACCAGAAAGCAGCATTGATCGCCAGCCAGTGACGCGGATTTGTCATGTGTTCAGTGTCGTTGAAGAAGAACGGATGCAAAGCGATACGCCCATTTTTACTGGTGCTTTTCTCTGCAAACGCTAATGCGTAGTTATGCGGGACGCCCCACACAGCCAGCTCTGCCCCTAGTGATTTACCTTCAACCGAAATAATGGACATCAGTGATTCCCCTGTTGCTGTAACTTCTGGACAATATGAGGTGCAATCACCATCTGCACCCCGCTGCTGCTATAAATTGGATGAACCTTCTTGATTGGGCGGTTCGCGGTACGTTTCGAAAAATCGCTGTCACGTAAACTGCCGAAACCTTCAAACGTTAACCGCGCCCGTGAAATGCCCTGGCGCAGTTGAATCATGTCCCGATAGCCCAAGCGTTCATAAAGCTCACGCCAGCAGCACTTGCTTAAATGGGCTTTAAATGCCCCGGTACCAGAAGTAACCGCAGCAGCATGAAGTACTACGCCGCGCCACTCCGGTGTCAAGTTGTCCCACCATTCAGCGGCCTCGCTGCTTTCGCTGAAGTATTTGCGGCGGATCTGTTTTAAATGCTCCAGCCCGCGCTTTTGCTGTTCCTGGCTAATCGCCATAGCGCCCCCCTATAGCCCCATCAGACGACGCCACCACGGGCGACGCGGCTGCTGGCCATTGAATTTGTACATGTGGCCAGGGTTCCAGCGCTGACCGTTCGGCAGTTCAATCCAGCCCGTTGAACCACTGGGCAATTGCATGGCCGGTGATTCGTTTTTCAGGTAAGTGACAAACGCTTTCATGGTTCTCCCTCACATCAGGCCGGTGGCGTTGGTTGTGACCAGATCCACCGCAGCGGCCAAAACCGGCGCAGAGTGAATACGGCTTTCAACGGTATAAGCCAGCACGGATAAGCTACGGATTGCATCTCGGGCGCGATCCAGAATTTGAGTACGGCGGGCGGCGGTCATATGGCCAGCTGATACGGCTTCCCCAGCAATCGCGCCCACACTGGCTGTGGCGCTCAGTGCACACAGTTGCATGTTGCCTTCTGTTGCATTGTTCACCGGTACGGATGGAAGGCAGTTAATCTGCCCCAGCATCCCATCCAGTAAACGCGCATCTTCGGTGTAATCCGTGATAGCCAAAAGTTCATCACAGGTCAGGCGGTGCGGTTGCGCTGGGTTCAGTTTATTACGCAGGATCTGCGGCCTCATACCAACGGCAGCGGCCACATCTTCAAGATTGTGCTCAATTGCAAATGCTCGGCAAGCCGCATCAAAGTGCGCATGTTTAGAGGTCTGGTAATCAAACATTGTTTGCCTCTCCCTAATCCGTAGGATGGATTACGCGTTAAGCGAAATGTCACATTCGCTTAACGCCTGAATAGTGAGCGCGGCCATGTTGACTTCGACCAGGCCTTTCTTCTGCTTACCCTTCGGCTTAATAGGTAATTTCCCGTATTCGATCAGGTTCCTGGCGGTTTCTTTGTTGGTACCAGTACGGCGGCAATACTCGTCTAAAGGCAGGTATGGCTCTGGGATGATGATTGTAATGTTCGGACGCATGAGGCAAACTCCACAAGTTAACCTGTACGGCAATACAGGGTTATATAAGGCAACATTCGAAATATGGAGTCAGATTAATTCGCGTTTCGAGAAGTGTCAATTTTAATTTCTCGAACCGAGACTTATGGATTCGCTATGAGCACATTTAAAATCGACCTAAACGTAGATAGCACACCGATTCTTGACAGGGTGATCGAGGCTTACGGATTTACGCAGAAGTTACAGCTCGCGGAACATCTGGACATGGCAGCCAGTTCTCTTTCTTCACGCTACAAGCGTGGAGTTTTCCCGGCAGACATTGTCGTGAAATGTGTAGCCGAAACAGGCGCTAATCTGGAGTGGCTGGCGACAGGACAGGGACGTAAATTTAATGATGATGAATTAGACATATTCAAAATACCGCGCAGCAAGATTGTTGATGGCCAACTCTATGACGCTGGCACACTTATGCTTGATAAAGTCATCTTCCTGCCTGGTAAGCCCTTACCGCAACAACCGATTTGTGTTCTGGATGGCCTTGTTCAGTACATTGTTGACCAGTCTTATTCTGAAGTTTATGACGATGATTGGTTGGTTGAAGTTGAAGGAAAAACAAGCGTCCGCACTCTTACACGGATTCCGGTACGAAAAGTCAGAGTTAGCGGTGTTGGTATGGCATTTGATTGCGGAATTGACGACATAAAAATCATAGGCCGCGTTGTTCTGACGATAAAATAAAATGAGCGTTCGTAAACTTCCTACAGGCGAATGGATCGCCGACTTCTACACCGTCAACCGCAGTAATGGCAAGAACGGGAAGCGTATACGTAAAAAATTTGCCACGAAAGGGGAAGCCCTGGCATTCGAAAACCATACGCTTCAGAAAGTAGACGCAGCTCCGTGGCTGGGTGAAGGGAAGGACAAGCGAACTTTAATAGATCTGATAACAATGTGGTATGAACGCCACGGCGTAGCTTTGAGCAATGGCGAAAAGCGTAAAAATGCTATGACCTGGGCGGCGGAATGCATGGGATTCCCGCTGGCCACAGAATTTAATGCCCAGTTGTTCACAGCCTACCGCGCTAAAAGGCTGGATGGGCATTATGCCCGTACCAACAGAGTATCTAAGGTTTCCCCGAAAACTATGAACCTTGAACATGCTTACTTCCTGGCTATGTTCAACGAGCTGAAACGGATTGGTGAATGGTCAGCACCCAACCCACTAGAAAACGTCAGACAGTATCGTACTGATGAAACCGAAATGGCTTTCCTCACTACCGAAGAAATTGATCGGCTTTTACTGGAATGCAAACGAAGTAAAGTTAAGTACCTAGAATTAGTTGTCAAAATCTGCCTTGCTACCGGCGCAAGGTGGAATGAAGCGGCAACGCTGAAAAGCTCCCAGATCGCCGGGGGTAAAGTCACGTTCGTCAAAACCAAAGGGAAGCGCAACAGAACAATTCCCCTTGATGATGAACTTCTGTCCGAATTACCTGAAACAAAAGGCGCTCTGTTCCCCAAGCCCTGCTACAACGCTTTCCGCTCTGCTCTGGAACGTGCAGGCATTGAACTCCCCTCCGGCCAGCTTACCCATGTACTGCGCCATACATTTGCCAGCCACTTTATGATGAACGGCGGAAACATTCTGGTTCTGCAAAAAATTCTCGGCCACGCTGACATCACTATGACAATGCGTTATGCCCATTTCGCCCCAAGCCACCTTGAAGATGCCGTGCGACTTAACCCCTTAAAATGTCGCAAAAATGTCGCGGCAGCTTAGAAATACTGCCGAATACTCACAGATATTAACTAACGCAACTTATTGATAACACTGTAAGTTGTTGTTTTTCGTAGATAGTTGATGCTTTATAATATAGCCTGTGCTATATCTGTATGTAATGCAATCATCCCTCAAGGATCGACGGGATTAGCAAGTCAGGAGGTCTTATGAATGAGTTCAAGAGGTGTATGCGCGTGTTTAGTCATTCTCCCTTTAAAGTACGGTTAATGCTGCTCTCTATGTTGTGCGATATGGTCAACAACAAACCGCAGCAAGATAAACCTTCCGATAAATAG